TTAATCTTCCTTGATAAAACAGAAAATAAAAATCGCCGCTTGTGGATGGCTATTTCCTTTGCATTTGGGAATCGTGGAGTTGGACACGATCAAAACAAACGGCGACTTCTTTGCGAGACCCAACTCTATCGAATCCAAACTGGAGCCACCAAGTTCGGTACACCAAAAGTGTATGTCCTCATGATACCACAAATCGATTCTCAAGTCAATAAAATTTTTTAAATTTTTCCAAAAATAATTTTGCCGCCACATCGAGCAGCAATCCGTTAATCGAATCAACCGGCGACCGCCGCCCCGACGCAAGCGCTATGCCGAAAAATAATTTTTCTTAACACTGCGTTAAAAAATTATTTTTCGTCATATCACTCGCTAATATCGGGACTACGTCTCTAGCACGCAACGTCCTACGTTACAAGGAATGGCAAAGCCATCATTGCTATTGTTTTTTGCCTCTCCGCCCCGTCGCCATCGCCGGAAATGCCCATGAGGACGACGGCGACGGGGCGAAGAAGCAAAAAGCAATAATGCCAAAAATGATAACTTCGCCATACTGTAAAATTGCTTGAGGACTCCGGGCTCCGAACAAAAAAGCAAAACCATAATTCAAAAACGCACACGTTTGCCGCTCTCAAAGCCGATCACACCGCACACTGCACATGCAAATGCAAGCGCCTCCGACGTGCCGTCAAAAGTAAACGTCTCGCCAACCGTAATCTTCCTACTCTCATCTGTTATCACGCCTCCATTAAAAAGCATCACAAAACGAACATCTTTTACCGGCAACGCAGCCGGGATTGTCGCAACATTATCAACAACTCGCGCAGCAGGAACTGATTCCGACGCTGACGCATTACGAACCAACGGAGAACTCACGGGGCTCCCAACCGATACTGCCTTCTCCTCCGGCAGAGCAACACGATCCGCCTTTTCTACTACTGCCGGAACGTCTGGTTCCGGCGTGTTCAATGTACCACCCATCACCACTTCCATCAAAATCACCGGGAAAAAAAATAATATGTAATAAGTAAGCCAAGGAATTGATACTATTACTACAGCCTTCGGAACTAAATGCCAAGCATGTTTACCAGCAAACCACATAACACCCTCAAGAGGCGTACGCTTCAAATCAGGACGATCACCGCCTTCCGCACCACTCCCATGACTGCCGCTCGCATAGACACGGTAGATGTCAGAAGACATCACGCGTTTCTCGGACGCACCGCTCCATCGAACTGCCTTACCGCGAAAGTTGCCGATGTTCGCCTGATAATACTGAGTCCTTATGCCAAAAGCACACTTCAATTCGTAAATGTCATTCATCGATACCGAAACAGGAAACGGAATATACAACGACTTCGCATTAACAATTTCGTATAACTCATCCGCAATACCTAATATCGAATTCGCAAACTGATCCGTATGCTGACTCAAAAAATATACTACTTGCTGACTGTGCCGATGGACGGATATCCAGTTAATAAATGCAGATTCAATATCAAGAGAACCGTAATCCATCTTGCGACCAAGATGAAAGTGTACCTCGTCAATTATGATAACACTCTGAGCGGGGAACTTCTCCCACCAATACGTTTTTTCCGGGTCATTGAAAAAATCCTTATCACAGTGATTCATATAGTGACTCACATCAACATCTTTGCCGACACGTTTACTAACTGTTTCATTTAATCCTTCCATATCAAATCGCATGTTAGTCCAAATACTCGAACTATAAACCTCGCCCTCTCTGCGCTCGTACTTCATCCACTCTACTAACATGTCCACGACAATGCTAGCCATGTGATAACTCTTTCCACTACCCGGTTTGCCAGCAATAATTGTCAACGGCATAATTTAATTTGCAGTGCCAGGAATGAACGTAATAATCCAGCGAATAATTATAACAATCAATGCAATAAATAGATAAATACTAAGTAAATGAAGGGACTCCACAACAGGAGCAAATAAATTCAACTTCCCAATCACAAACATACCAAAATCAAATGCTTCCCTATACTCCATAAGTATAGCGCCTATGTCAGGAAGCATATCTAATGCCCATTCAATCTGCTCCAACAACAAACTGAAAAGCCAAACAAAAAAGCCTACTGTACGCCATATAAAACCCTCTTCTCCCAAAAAGAGATCATACAAATATACAAAAAAGTCCCATACATATTCAAAAATAGACCAAAAAAAGTTTAACACCGAAACTACTACCCACTCAAGCAAATCGTAAGCACCTTCAATCTGCCGAAATATGAAATCGACAAATTTATTCCAGTAGTCCATAATTGCTTCACGTAACCATTCCATATCATATTTACCTAAATACAAGAACCAAAGAAACAAAAAACCTGCATAAAACCATGAAAAGCAACATCATACGAAGCATCCAAACCCATGGCTCCTGCGACAATGCGAACATGTCTAATTCCACACGCCATTGAGGCAACTCTATGCCGCCAAATTCACGTATCGGATTCTCTACATAAATCAAAAAGTCAGGTGGTCCCGGTTGAGGACGCATCAACTCCACAAATGCATCAAATCCTAATTTCCCCACGAAACCCTCGTATAGCCCATCAAGCCTATCGAAAACATCATCTATGTCATTCCGAAGCCACTCAGGCATCTCGATACGACCTTCTGGAAAATCACGAAATTCAAACTCAGGCGCATCTGGAAGAGGAGGAGGACCAGGACCTTCAGGCAATGGTCGCCAAGGAGAATCATCACCGTCGTCGCCATCACCGTCGTCGCCATCATCGTCAGGACAACAATCGCAATGTTCCGCAATATGCACTACTCCTAAATCGGGTCCCATGTACTGCATACAGCCACAATTAACACCTTCTCCCTCAACCCATGCTTCGTAATCGCAAGGACAACCACAGCCATCGCCATCACCGTCATCATCACCGCCGTCATCACCGGGATCGTCGCCATCACCATCGTCGCCGTCATCACCATCGTCGCCGTCATCGCCATCGCCATCATCGCCATCGCCGTCATCATCACCGCCGTCATCGCCGGGATCGTCGCCTTCACCAGGACCATCGCCATCACCGTCGCCGTCGTCGTCACAGTTGCCGTCATCTCCACAGGATATATCTAATAGAGTTCGCGCACTTGCTGGAAAATTAAAAGTAAACTCTACAGTGTAACCAACTACTCCGTCAAAAATACCACCAGTATAAAAAGGAACAGATAAAACATCATACTCTATTATTTTACCAGTAAGTACCTTACTAAAATAACGATATCGACCAGTCGAAGAATCCAGTACCCGAAATACCAAGCGCATTTTTGTGCCATCATGACTCAAATCCAAACTATCAGGAGCACCATGATTAACAGGAGCATCATAGAAGAAAAAAGCTCCTACAGCTGGAAGACGTCCACCGGGAAATACAGATAAATTCAATGGTACTATACCCACATGAGATGCAGAATATGGCCATGTCGAAGCTTCTTCTAATACTACAGGGTTATTCCAACCACTACCATATCCCCCACTAATACCATATTCAACAAATTGATAGCTCCAACCCCCGTCAAAACTACCAATATAGCGCAGGCCCACAACCATACGAAACGGTCCATACGAATCCATTTTACTATACCAATCACTATCTCCCCGAACGTAGCCCGGAACGACAGAAATCACAAGCACCAATATCACAAAAAGGATATTACGCATCACACCGCCCCCTTTCCTTCTAAATGGTCCTCTATCGCATCCAACATCATACTGCGTAAATCCTCACAATCTTTCGGAACCCTGCCGTTGACACTCGCACCAAAGAATAGATCAGGATCAACTATATCGTCCCCATGGCAATAGTACCAGCCAACGCGAGATACAAGATGATGAACACAGACACAACAAGACGCTACAAGACGCGTATTGTCCAATCGTTGACTCGTCAATACAAAATGATCACTGCGAGTCGGCAAGAATACACAATCAAAGTCCCCGCCATCGAAATCGTGAGGAACTAAATTGCGCTCCGTTATCTCGTCCCACGACAAGTACAAGTTTGCCAATAGCAAATGCTTGCCGCAACTGTAACCCGGAAACCGGTCTCCGCTGTAAACTGTTATCTTCATATTTTTCTCCCTAATGACGCATCCCAAATACCAAAACGTATGCCAATAGTATGCCGCCGATAAATGCAGACATGCCTATAATATATTGAAGTAATTCCAACTGCTCTGGCAACAAATCTACCAAATTGTCCAACTGTTCTTTCTGCTCTTGATTTAATTCTACCAACCGTTGTAACAACAATAACACTGACTCGAAATCTATATCGCCAATTTCCGGCATACTGCCACTCATTGAATCCAACAATGCTAATGATTCCGCCGTCGGCGCAATGCGAGGAAATGACCAATACTGTAAACGGTCCCGAAAATTCAATATCTGAAATTCACGTGTACCTTCATTGACAAGCGGAACATTCGCACGGTACTCACGACCGCCGCGATTGATAACCAATGTCGCACGACCATCACGGAAAACATAAACCGATACGCCATCGACATCTATCAGCACCGAACCCGCAAACGCAGACGGAAATGTTACAGGTGTCAACGTCGTACTCATGCTAAACTCGTTCAAATCGATAACAGCAGGAAAAGGACTGAAAAAATAGACCGCATTCGTCAATGGTCCCGTTGACCAACTCGACCATTCCCAAAATCCTAAATAGGTTGTCTCACCCGGATACTCCGACTCATAGTCATTCACAAACCAATCACTTACATCAATATAGCCCTGAGCGCAAAGCGAACCCTGCAAAAACAACAACAGCAAAATGGACAAAAGCATATTACGCATATTAACCCTCCAATAAAAAAGCACCGGGGCTCGGGTACACCCCAACGAAACCTAGCCGCGACCAAACGACTTAACAAGTCTGAACGCAAACTTCACTCCCCAAATCCCAAGCCCCAAAGCAACTGCACCAACGATAATCGGAACGACCATCGCTTTGATGCTATCGAAAATAGACCCAAAACTCACAAGGGATTCGAACTCCACCGTGTTGCTGCTACCACCGCCCTGAGCAAAAACTTCAGGCGAACAGAAAAACAGGAACGCACCGAACAAGGCGAAAACCATCAGGTACAACCGCTTCGCAATCACACCTCGACAGCCATCCGCCACAATTCCTACAACCTTCAACATAACAACTCCTTTCTCCCCAATGGGGATAATACCAACCCCAGAACAACCCTGTCCTGCAGGTAATTGTTACTCCAAAACGCTCGGAGTAACGTCTACGATCACGAAATCCCCTTCGCTTTTTTCTTTTCCTTAGCACATGCGCGCAAGTTCTCTACGAGATACCTGCCGTATTCCTCAATCACCGACCCACGAAGGATCATCCAATCTGTCGCCGCTCGATCTTCCTCCGAAAAACGAAACCAACTCTCGTCTAACATCGACGGCGAAATAGCCAAGCCTTCGCTAAAACGTTTAATGACTGCCCCTGCAAGCAATGCCGTTTCCGCTTCTTGGAATGACACTGGAAACCGTATAGTGTTTCTCATCATGCCCATGATTCTTTCCTTTCTCCCAATAGGGAATTAAAACCAAACCGCAAACATCCATGTCCAACCAAAAAATTATGCTACCGCTACGCACAGTAAACCTATTTCCAACGAGTTAGCGATTGTATCATCGGAACAACGTAACCCGTAAAGTACAAAAGTAATCCAAATGCAATACCATGAAAAATATTAAACAATATCAATTCTGTCATCCTGAACCTCCCATTGATTGCATAAACATTTCTCGCTTGCGATAACCCAAGTCACGCACATAATCCAACTCGACTTCATAACTTGCAGGATCGTATGCCACAGAACCCAACGCGATACCAGATTTAACGCGGACATATTCCGCAAAGCAATTCAACTTCTCGTGTAATTCATCCTGGACACGATCAACCCAGCCATTCGCCAAACCAACAGAACCGCTACACACCGACTGTTCGCCAAAGCGGCACGCTAATGCCTTCGATAAACAACCCAACGCCTGACTCTCAAGAGCAACGGGATCACAAATCACATTCTGATCCTTCGCCCACTTGACATCGGACACTTCCGCTCCAGAAAAATAAGAACAAAACAAGGTGCGAACACGCTCCCATATCGGATGAATCGCCGCCGTGTTCTCATGACCACGTACCTTCGGCTTTGCCAATATCCGAAACCAATCATGAGTCAACAAATCGACAATAGCACGTTCACGCTCTTTCAAGTCCGATACCGTGTTCACGCCGAGACACTTCAATGCCTCGCGACCAAGACGAACTTCGACTCGAGTTATCGGACAACCACTGTTAAACCATTCGTCGCCAATGCAACGCTCGATAAAAAATGCCTCTTTGATTACGTTCGACTTTTGAGAACGCAACTCTTTACCCTTGTCATAAATGCACACCTGAACCTTGGATGATGACCCCAATGTCAACGTCTCTTGTTTCAATTCACGACCAATGCTGAAATTGACAGAACCCTTGCGCAACTTCGTTACGACATGACCCGAACCGAAAAGTTGAATGAACTCCGAAACCGGAACATCGATCATCACTTGCATATCGATCCGGGAAGGTTTATCGGCATAAACAGTCAAACCGAGACGTCTCAGGAACTTCATGGTAAACTGTTCGTGTACCACGAAAAAATTATTGCCGATCAACGACTCCGCCAAGTACCGAACGCGAACCGGTTGACGACCTTCAGGAGGATTGGAGTGAATTAAAAACTCCACTCCCCGACAAAGAAAACGATACTTGTAAAGCAAGCCGCCGACTTTACCGCCAGTCGGCATGACCAAAACTTCCTCTCCGGCAATTTCTATTTTGAAACCTTCCGGCCCCTTTTGGATTTCGCAAGCTCGCTCTTTCGCCGACTCAAGTTTCGCCATTACAGTGGAAAAATTGCTGTCATTCCAAGTAGCAACAAAGCCGACTTCGATACCGCCGTCGTATCCGCCATGTGAAAATTCCGCTACTTCTTCGAGGGGGAGGCTTGGGGTTTTGGGGAAAAAACTACTTGGAATCCCCCCTGTTAGCAGTTGGGGGGGAGGGACAGACCTCTTTTTTGTTAAAATAGGTGGATTTTTGTCGGGAACAGCCGGGACAAGCCCACCGACGAGGCGGCTATCGCCGCCACCGCCTGCGGACACTGAAGCCGGTGCGTTTTCCAAAGAATGGTCAAAAATTTCAGTCATGGTGGACTCCTTTCATGGTTAACATTTGGTTATTGGTTTCGATGCTGTACGGTAAGATTCCGGTGGCGGACTTTGTAAAATGGCTACTGAAATCAGCCGGACAGCCCGGCGAAAAGAGCGTATCGTCAGTGCCAGAAGGTTCTAATTTCCTGCCAATAATGGCGAAATAGATGGCGACGGCTGTCGCAAAGAACTCTAAATAAAGCCACAGAAAGGAGTTAGGACAAGAGGTAACAATCCCTTGTCCTCCGCTGTGGTAATTTGGGAGGTTTGCGTCGTGTGCCTTCCGTTGCCGTTTTTTGCCGTTAAGTACCGTGTTTTCAAGGGGTTACGGCGGATAGTTGAAAAGGAACTTTCCGCTCCATTCCCCCCGTTTTCCTCCCCTGCCGCCGTGTACAACGCCGCTTTTAACTCCACCATGGGAGAGGGGTTTGTCTCTGCATTTTCCACAGTGAAACCCTCATTTTGCGCCA